TCAGCCTTTGCAACCCAAATCTTATTCACTGCTAACATTGTGTTAGTATAAGGTTGACTTTGCTTACGCGATAATACTATCTTCTGGTTGATAAAATTACCAAACTGTTGAGACATAGCACCTGCATTCCACTCATTGTTATTCTTGTTTGACTCTACAGACAATTTACAAGGAATAGATCCTACTGAATCCCATAAGAATAATAAATCGTAAGGTAATCTACCGTTCTTTTGCTCATCTAATAAATCAGCAATAAAAGCAGCTACGTCTTCAATTGTATTTAACCTTTCTCTATCAACGTAGATAAAGAAACCTTTGTAATCCGATACTTCTCCATCTGCATCAGGAATATCCTCAACCTGTAACCCCATTTGCTTAGCATGATCCCAATTCCATTTCATTTCCGTAATAATAAAAACAGGTAAGATGCCCATTTTCTGGGCACTTACTGCTGCTTCTAATAATGCTGTCGTTTTACCTGTGTCAGAGTGACCTCTTAGTAGGGTAGTATGACCAATTGGTATACCTGGAATGGATAGGCAATCTTGAAAAGCTTTTGATAGGGGTATCCACGTTTGGGTTTTCATTTTTATTGAAGTACTTGATAAATTCTTCGAAGATATAAATTTATCCAAATCAAAAGTTCCTTTCAAAGCGCTTGAAACACTCTCATTGAGAGATGCTTTTTTTTCTTTTACCATATATTATTTTTGTTTACAATTATCAAAGTGAAATCTTTTCATATTAGAGCCTCCTTCTTTACCACAATGTGGACATTTTATTAGTGTCTTTTTTCTACCTTTTAACGCTACACTTACATTAGGCTTTTTTATACCCTTCTTATATGAACTTCGTTTAGTTCCCTGATACCTAACACTATTTTTAACATTAGATATAAAAAGATGGTCTGGGTTTTGTTTACATTGAAGTTCGTGCATGTGAAGGGTGTTTGTTCCTATCAACTTACTACAATACTGGCAGGCTTGCTTAGGAAAAGGTCCCTTAACTAATCCAGTATCCTTTCGTTTTTTATATTTCCCTAGTTTTTTACCTTGTTTTAAGTCTGATAAAAACTGCTTGGTTTTATCGCTATGGTAATCACACCCGCCGCCACCTTTATTTTTATTAATCAGACAAAAGCCCCACTGTCTAAATTGCTCAATCCAGTAACACTCTAGGAGTTTCCAATCATTCCTTTCTGTAGAATCTACCTCATCAATAATATCACAAGTAATATTACCTCCAAACTTACTCCAGTGAGTACCTTTTCTGACTGTAAAATTTGTAGTTTTTCCAATGTACGCTTTGAATGGATTACCATCAATATTAGTGATAAGGTAGATTACAGTACTGGTCATTATTAGATCTTTCTAATAAATAGTCTATTTCAATGAAAATAGTTCATCAAACTCTTCATCAATGTTCGATTTCTTTTTAGTGCTCAAAGCAAATGATGCAGGTTGAACTACTTGCTTAGTCTCTACTTCAGCACGAATATCATTAACTGGTGCTGTTACAGGTGTAACTTCTGCTTCTTCTGCTGTTTCTTCAGGATGTAACCATGCAAGCAATGATTCTTTCATTTCATCGTAACTGTACTTCTTAAAGATAGTAAATGCATCTGGTTGTTCTGTTAACCATTTCTTAACCTCATTAGCATTTTCGGATAAAGGAGTAATTTTTGTACGAACACGTACTTTAGACTGATTGTAGCTTGTTCCGTTTGTTGCAGGATCAGTTGTTTCAATTGTAATGTCACGACCTTGAATTGGATCAGTGTAATCACCTACATCTGGATCGTCAGCAATACTTAACAACTCTTGGTACACTTGTTTACCAAATTCCCATAAACGTACACCTTTTTCTTCTTCACCACGAACGATAACTGGTGCAAATACACGCATCTTAGGTTCTAACTTTCTAGCTAAAGACCAATTTTCTTTATCGCCTGAAGCTTTTAATTGCTTAGCGAATTCTACGATTGGATCTTTCTCTCCAAAGTTGTTTAAAGCAATCATTGTACGATTACCAATTCCGTAGTGCACATACACCTCTCTGAAAGGGTTTGAAGCATCTACTACTGATGGAACCAACCGAACCATGTGTTTTCCAACTGTTGGTTTCCATAAAATTAAACTCATGTCTCTCTTTTGTCCACCACCCTGCCTTGGGTTTTGTAAGGCAGCTAGTTTAGACTTGATACTAGATAAATCCATCTTGTCTCTGTTTTATTGTTAATTAATAAAATACTTACCTAAGAAAGGTACGAAGGAAAACTCATTATAGCAACTAAATGTTGACTATCTTATGAATTTTTGTAGAAAGTTTTTTGAGATCATCTCCTTGAGTAAGAAGAATTGTGTTTTTGTAGTTCAGCCAATCAATTCTAAATGAAGTATCTAATACACCTTCGTTTAGTGATTTAATTAGTAAATTAAGGCTGTTAATTGTATAAAGAGTGTTAGACTCTTTTTTTCTGTGTAAAAGTATTGTGTTCGGGAGAACCTTTGTGCTGCTACCATCAAGTTCTATGTTGTAAGTGCATAAGTATTCGTCAGATTCTTCTGATTCCAAAACGAAAATCTTACCATACATAATTGTATATTCACTTTTAATAGTGGTAAGGGTATCTTCGATCTTGTCCTTGGCTGAAAACGTGCAAAATAACTTATTCTTCAATTGATCCTGGGTTAGTTCTAAATATTCCATAATAAATAGTTAGCTTTTAGTGTTAAAGTCATAATTTAATCCTTTTTGAGCTTTCACTCTAAAGCCATCTTCTTCCAATACAGCCTTAATTTCACCTAGAAATCCTTTAGGATCCTCTGCTGAGTAGTCTATTAAGATAGAATCATACACCACTAACACAACCTTACTCTTTTTATCTTTGAAAAGCTCTTTTAATTTGATTAACTTCTTAACATTGTTGACCGTTTCAAGACATTGTATGTAGTAATTGAATAGTTTCTGTGCTGTAAACCCACTCTGTCTGAGTATTCTACCGTTTGGTAGTTGAATTTGTCCTGTACTTTTGTATTCTGCTTCAATTGCTTTTACTAATTCAACTACTTGTTGAAAAAAGAATATATCCTTATACTGATCCTCTACCCCATTATACAATTGTCTAAAGGTAATTTTCTTAGATTCTTGATATTCCTCTGAAGTAAGCTCTGCTTTACCAAAATACTGCTGTCCTAGTAATTCGTGAACTGATTTATCGTTCCGAAAAGGCATGTTAATCATGTTAGCAATCAATCTAGGATGGTATCCATCGAAGTCAAACTCCACAAATGCATCGTTTTCAGGTACTAGAGCACTCCTTGAATGGTTATCCTTAGTAAAAGCTAAGAAATTAATACCGTTAAACGCATTGGTTGGTCTTGAAGTTATGTTGTATAAGTTATAACTCGTATAAATCCTATTATTCTTAATCGATCTTGCCTTCCAAACCGGCTCAAAGTACTTATCAAAGAGCTTTTCATCTATACAAATACCTTGTTCTTCGACCCATTTATATGCATCCGTATAGGCATTTAACCACGGTAAATTTCCACTCAATCCTATGTAAGGTCTAACTGTCTCAAACATACATTCACATCTCTCATAATGCTTAGAAATAGGTATTAAAGTGTTAACATCCTCAGAATACATAAATTTACGGTAGTAATCACTATGTACATTGGTGTAACAGCTAAAATCCTTAATGATTCCTTCAGTATCTAGGATAGTTTGATATAAATCTATACAGTTTGTAGTTTGTAGATTGAGTATTTGTGCGTGCCATTTAAGATCTAACAGATAAACTCTACATTCTAACAGTGGTTTTACGTCTTCAATCGTTAGTGAAAACGCTTCTGTATGGTTAAACGGTATGATATACCCTTTATTGAAGTCGTTATAGTATAGTACACACGGTGAAGTGAGTTGAGGGTGTGCTTCTTCTGATAAAGATATTAGATCGATGAAGCATTTATCTACCTTAGGTAGCTGAGCTATCTGTTCTTTGGTCTCAATAATAAAATATGCCATTTGTATAACCTTTATTTTTAATTAATATACAACATCTAGATTATTAATCCAACAAATTACTTGATTTCTTTAAGTTATCCTGCCACCATAACGGTTGTAAGTTAGTGTAGTGAAAACTACCTCCTTTTGATATTGGATGTATGTGATCAATTTCCCAATCGCCATAGTTATCCCAAGACATTCCTTCTGTAAACTTAGACTCGATGTGAGATTTTAAGTATTGGTAATCACATCCTAGGTAGTCTACAGCACTTCCTAGTTTTTTCTTATTTTGAGACTTTAAACATCCTCTCATTCTAGATCCTACACTAGCTCTTAGTCTATAAAGGGGATCAAATTTTAACTTTTTATTATAATGTTTTTTTCGAATTTCTCGTATATTTTCTTTGTTCTCTTGTCCCCACTTTTTAAGATAGCTTTTATGGTAATCGGGATTTAACCTGTAGTAATGTCCTGGATCATCCTGTCTAATTTTTTTTCGAATTGCTTTTTCACAATCTTTACACTTGGATTGGCGCTTATCCTTTGTTTTACTATGCTTATAGTAGTCAGTAAGAGGCTTAGATGCTTTACATATATTGCAAACTTTCATACTAATAAATAGTTAAAAAGTCACATAAAATACATACCCACTACTTACTTCCCGAAGTAGCAACATTTGGTGTTATTTGTGCAAACTTAGTATAGTTTCCACCTATAAAAGCTACCAAACCAACGAAATTAACAGCTGCTGCTTCTGTTGTTCTTTTGTTTGTGTCGTAAACACCGCCTATAATTTGATACTGAGACACTCTGGTGTTGTGTAATGGTCCTGTTAATTGCCAAAGAATATTAGTACTCAAATATCCTAAACTAGTGGATGATACCTGTCCATTTTGAATCTTAGTCCAATCTGTTTGTGATATTTCTACAACATAACCAGTTCCTGTCACGTATTTAGCAAAATACCTTGTAAAATAACCTCTTGCATAGTCTGTTGGAAGCGGTGTTGGATAGTAAGGTGTCAAGGTAGTTAATGCAAGGTCGGATTTTGTTATAGTTTGAGTTAAAGGCAAACTGTTAGTAGATGTAGCAGTTGCATAGGTACTTTGAGCTTGGGAAAAGCCGGTATTATTGGAAGTTACTGCGGTTAAGCTTTGATTAGTACCTGTAGCTGGATTAGCTCCTGCGTAGATTCCACCATCAGAAGTGATATAGTACTTACCTGTGTAGCTTGCACCATTAGATAAAGTAAACTCACCACCTCTTGTGTAGAGATTTTGTCTTATTTGTGTTTGTGGGTAGTATTTTAATGACATATCTAAGCTATAAATTTATTATACTCCTCTGTTCTTCTATCTACTAAGGCACCTTTAAACTGTGTTCCAACACGAAAGGATGTAATAGCGTTAAGATTAGGGTTAGTTTTACTTATTAATGACTGGTATAAAGGATTGTTTGTTACTTCGCCAGTATTATATCCTATATCTAATAGTGCAACTGCCTGACCATTTGTAAGAGTTATACCTTTACTAGTTGCATCGGCTACTAAAGTTTTATATAAACCTGCTATCTCTGTTCTTAAATTATCTTCAGCTTGTTGTGCAGTTATAGTATCAGTTGGTAGAATAGGTTGATTTGCTTTAACTCCTGTTCTATAAGTATCATAAGTACCCCATCCTATCGTTAATCTAAAAGATCCATCAGGTCTTTTGTTTCCTTCTAAGTTATAAGGATATAAAATTAAACTTGGGCTTGGGTTAGAAGGAGCATACGCTATGTCGGTTTTGTTTTGTTGTGTAGTGTTTAGTTTTTGTGTAGATGCTAATTGTTCATGAGACTTGATAAAATTAACTGCATCTTCAATAATATTTCCTGTTAGACCGGTAGACGTTATGGTAGGTGTTGGTGCTATTGTCTGTGGTTGAGCACTAACTGTAGTGAAATTTTGCTGGTCGGTTCTTAATTTAATCATCTGACCCTTAAATCTAGTCAACCATTCGTTATTTTGAATAGTGTGTGTCAAGCCAGTTACTATAAAACCAACCTTAGAAAAACTTCTACCATCACCTGTGGTTTCCCTGAGGGATATTGGTAATCTATTTGCAGGTATTGTAAAACCATTACCCATTATAATGCCACTAATACCATCTATTGTCATTTCTAAATCAGCAGGTATGAACGGAGCTGCAGAAGTAATTGGATCACCAGACTTAACGTGTGACATACGTTCAATATAGTAGTTCTTAGCCATTTGAATTTTGTCAGGATCGAGCTTAGCGTTACTATAGATATTAATAATATGCAGGTTAAATATGTTGGCTATCTTTTGGTTGTTTGATTCTTGTAAATTTTTATTTGTTGAATCGTTGTTGCTTCCTTTTGGACTAGATGGATTTTGAACATAAGGCTTGTATCTATCTGTGTAGTGCTGATTTAAATAACTTAGGGATGAATGGTCAATAGAATTTACAGAATCTGTATTAGCTTGAGCTGATATTGCTACCATACTAGCAAGTTTAGTGGACATTACTGTTTTAAATTGAAACTGTCTTGTTAAACTGAGTGTATTACCTTGTGCTCCAGAACCAAAAACTGGTAATTCACCTGATAGTATTGGATTGTTTCTTAACTTACGTAAAAAATCAGCACGGTTTAGAATCGAATCCTCTGTGCCAGTTTCTCCACTGTATTCAGGAACCCACTGATCATCCTGTATTTGGATTGTATTTGTATCATCCCTATAAGCAATTCTAAATAAATTTACATCGCCTAAACACTTATTTACATCCTTCATTATCTGCTCTAAGTAAGATTGTAAAATAACAGCGTTGTGTGGATCATTACTTGCAAAACTCTTTAAGGTGGTTAACAGATAATCAATCCTAAGTAATATATTCATCGTCTGACCTTGATTATTACCTGTTTTTCCTGAATTTTTAGGTTTAAAAGTTAAACCTGAGTCATACAAGGCTGCACTGAGTCTGTTTTCCGATTCTGGATAAAATAGATCAGGATCAAATTCGGTTGTTTTTACATCGGTAGGAAAAATAAGTTCATAATCATCATCTGAGCAATTAAAAGGTATTAAACATACAGTTGGATCTGTTGATAGCTGTTGTTGTGATGTAAAACAAAAATTTGTCTCCGGATTAAAATCTATATAAACATAAGGACGTTTTGCTGTATCTGCTGTTTGATTTATAGTCTGCTCTGATTGAGTTGAATCGTAAATTAAGCACATATTATTCAAAAAGGCGACTAAATAACCTAAAGTTATGTAAACAGGTTTAGTTCTAGCATCGATGTAGGTATCTGGACCACTTAAGGTGTAATTAACGACATAAGCATTGCACAGTTGATTAAAATCAACGTCTGGTACTTTGCTATATAGAGTTGGATTAGCCATTAGATTACTATTAAATCCTTTCTTAGCGTAGGCAATTAAATTAAAATCTACTGCTGCGTTCTCATTTGTTGCATTTGCTTTTATTTGCTTTTGTACAACACTGTTAGGATCAAAAGCATCAAACACTCCATTCAAAGAACCTTGAGAATAAAATTTATTAGTGATACCAGGATTCTTACTATTATTGTTATTTTGTAAAGGTACTTTTATTACAAAATCGTTACTGTTTATTGCTTTGTATTGTGCTTCGGCTTGGACAAGTGTTAACATCGCATCCAAAGCTGATGTAAAACCTTGTGGTGCTTCTACTTGACCTGCATTTGCTTGATTAACAGTGCCATTATTATCACCAGTAGCTCCTGTTCCTGTTTGATTAGTGTTTGCATTATTTTGAGGATTTGCATTTGCAACTCCTTGAATAAAGCCAGTATTATTTGTTGTAATTGTCCAAACAATGGGAACACTTTTAGTACCTATACCATTATTTATCGTAACGCCAGGATTTGTTAATGCGCCAGCCTTTAAAACAGGTTGATTATCTGGAACACTACAAGCAGCATCTACGTTAGTTGTGAAAGTTCCTACAACTACTATGTCATCTTTTTTTGGTTTTGTAATAGACGTTAGTGCTAATGTGCTGGGAGTAAGAGCTTCCCATGCCTCTAATGCATTTACTAATAGTCGTCTTGTTGGTATAAAGTATTGATTCGTAGAGCTTGTGTCTACTCTCCAAGCTAGGGTAATATAAATATCTTTTGTGTTTTTACCAATTGTCGGTAGATCATTAATATTAATAGTAATACTACCATTAAGAAGTTGTTTTGGTAATACACTATCTAAAGGAGCATTATATACATTTTGATCGTTGAATAGAAGATAAGTTTCTGTTTGATAATCAAAATACTTACCTAAGGCAGTGTTTTGGCTACTAACGGAGTTAAGTGTATAAGGCTGTCCGTTTGGACCTGTGGAATACCCACCAATGGCAACTTTAGGTGGGTAAGCATCTATTGCTGTATTTACTAAAGCCGTATCGAAAATAACATTATTACCAGCTACAACCTTAGTAAAAGGAATACCTGGATGCTTAGCTAGCCAAAGCCCTGCATATAAAGATTGAACTGCTGCATCGGTACTTGGATTGCCACTAGTTTGTGAAAAGGGATCGTAGTAATCAAAATTACCTTTAGGCGGTTTAAAACTCGAGTAATAATAGGCTCCAAAGTCAGCCACAAAA